ACAGAATTTATTGGAACATTACCAGACTTAACTACTTTTTTAAGTTCATTCTCTATAAATCCAGCCTGTACTTCTGCCAAGCCTTCAATCTCTCTTATCATCTGCTTTGTTGTAGTCTTTGACCAAGTATCTAAGCTTATTTTTGACTGTTGAATTATTGCCCTTAATCTTTTTCTCGTTTGTGGAGCAACAACAACCCCTGCCGCAGCTTCAGCTTGTCTAATATTTATCTGCTTAAGTTTCTTTGCAGCGGTTAAAATTACGTCATTATATGCCTTCTGAAAATCCTTTGCTACAGCATTACTATATCTGTTTAAATCAATAGTCTCTCTGAAAAATGCTTCTGGTGTACTCATTCATCAAGCCGCCTCTTCTGTATCTTCGTCATCATCATCTGTAGCTGGTTCTTCTGGTGGTTCCATTTCTACCAACCCTCCACTTTGCGTACTTTCCATTTCTTCCTCAATATCAAAGTCATCACCAAGAATCTCACCAGCAGATAATTGGGTAAGAAGTGTCTCTTGTGAAATAGTGCCAGCAGTAAACAATGTTAATAGGCTTGTTATCTCTTGAGGCTCAAGCCTTGTAGAAACAAAGTCTCTATTTACAAAACTACTTCCAGCATTAGGTTCATTTAGATATTCACTATGAAATCTAAGGCAGTTATCAATAAGGTCTTGCATCTGTTGAGCAATAACCATCATGGTGCTGTCATTCTGTGATCTATCTATTCTCTTGGCCTCTGCTGATTCTCCTACTAACTTCTGACCCAACACCGCAGCTAATGACAATGTATTTATTTGTTCCTTAAGATCACCAAGCCTTTGAAACTGGCTGTCATAGCTATCTCCTGATGGGCTTACATATTCAAGCCTTGATTCTGGTGGTAAAGCTAAAGCTTCACTTGGGCCAGTTGTTATCTCATCAGCGTTTGGATAACCAAAGACAGCAAGTAATGGTACAGAACTTATATGTAAGATATTATCTAAGTCTGATTGAATCTGATAATGCTTAAGATTTAACTCTGCTATGTCATACAAGGGGCTGCGGCTTTCGTAATATCCAACCCTATTTGAATAAGCTATTGCAAAAGGAATCTTATCCTTGAGGCTCATTTCACCTTCATCAAATAATTTATATTCACTGTTCTTTTTATCTTTTCTATGTATCTCATATTTACCACGTTCTAAAACTCTGATCTGTTTTACTTGTTTTTCTCCATATTTTCCATCAGGTTCTACAACATTTTCCAACAACCTTAACTGCGTGAGTTGTCTTGCACCATCTATAATTTCACTTCTCCACCCAAGAATATTTTTCGGACTGTAAGTCACCCAGTATGGCCTAGTCTTATCACCTTCTTTAGGTGCATCTACAAGCACACCACAATGCCCGAATGAAATAGCTGTTCTTGCTGTTTCGTATAGCCAGACATTCAGATCATTTCCTTCAAGGTCAACATCAAATAATTGTTCTCTTACTAGGTCTGATACATCATCAAGCCTTACTGGTTTTCTTGTCAGCATACCAGCCAGCATCTTTTCAATTCTCTGCAAGTAAGGAACAACAGTTGATCTTGATAATCTTACGTCATAACTATCATCTGTTTCTCTTGCCTCCTGTGGTAAATATTTTCTATGTTCACTCCTGATCTTATAAGTGCCTTCCTTCAAGTCTGTTATCAAATCCCAAAACTGTGCCATGCGTTGATATGCCGCGTTTGGTGATTCAACTGTCGATACAGCCTGTGTTATAGGTTGGTTATAAATATTTAATGAGCTATACACAGTTTTTCCTCATAGTATCATTACTTTTAATATATTCTAATTCCTGTTGGTCGCCCTGCACGAGCAAACAATGGATTAAATTCTCTCCAGATCAAATATCCAAGACAATCAGCCATGTGGTCATAACCAGATTCTTTATCTGGTTCTCCCTTTTCATTGTATGACTGTAGTTCCATTGATTCTATTAACTTTCTGCAACTGGCATGGATATGTAAACGGGTTTCCCCTTTGCCGTTACATAAAAGAGCCTGTACGGAAGAAACCCTGTCTCTGATTGGCGGATTGCTGCGTGGCGACTGATTACTGAACCCATACGACTCCAGAATGGCAATATCAGTTTGGCTACTGTTTGTACTCCTGTTTCCTCCACTGGCATCTGGGTAAATATATATTTTATTGTAAGGGTATCTGGCTTTTATTTCTTGAGCAAGTGCATCTGTGTCATGAGCTTTAGTTATTTCGTCAAATATTAATAATTTTTGATCTTTTACAATTCCAACGACAGCGTTCATATTTCCTATGTTGAAGTCAATACCAATACGTAATGGTTCTATCTGTATCTCTGGTTTTTCTGTAATTACGTTTTGTGATCTACTAAAGCGATCATAAACCTGACCTGTTGTAAGGTTTACAAATTCACCATTAAGATATGCCTGCAACATTGATGGATCATAGTTTGCCTGCATACGTTCTATAAAATCCTCTGGTAAATGTGGATTGTCTTGCGTCCTCATCTTGATTAAATGCCTGTCCTTGCGTTCCTTTGCTTCATCAGTACCAAACGTGTTATATAACCATCTAAATCCCTCTGGTGTTGAAGCTGCACAGAATTGTCTGACATTACCAGCCCTTAGTCGTCCAAGTATTTTAGGGAAGGCTCTGTTTGCTATAGATGGACTTACAACATCTATTTCATCAACTAAAACATGAGATAAATTTAAACCTATTATTCTTGACCAGTTTTCAAAGGATCTACATAACAGCTTGCTATCACCTTCACGAAAATGAATAAGATATTCTGGAAGTGGTGAAGCTCTAAAAGTGTATGGTATTTCATATTGCTCAAGGAATTGTTCAAAGTCTGTTTGCCAAATGTCTCTGATTAATGGGGCTGTGGGTTCCATAACCGCCCCGATATAACCTATGTTCTGTGCTGCTAATTTTATTGCCATTGAACATAAGGCTCTAGTTTTACCAGCACCATAACCAGCAGATAAGCCAACAATTTCTGATTGATTATCAAAGAACTGTTGCTGCGGTGGGTGTAAATCTGTTCTTATCCGATTAAGTAGTTCATCAGTATCAATATCAGTAGTTAAAAAACCTTTTTGCAATACATGGCCAGTAGAGACAGTATCTAAAAAACTCACGAACAAAGATGTGCTAATTTTGCTGCGGTGTTAATTGCACCTAAAGCAATGTGATATTGACCAGCCCTTCTAGCTTCCATCTGTAAGGTGCTGCACTGCGATAAAAGGTCAGCTATCATCTGGGGTCGTTCCATGTCCCAATCGGCCTTTAACTGGTCACGAGCAATGCCTAGATACTTATCTACAGTTCTTTCTCCAACCCCCCAGTTCTCTGAGGCATAGCGAACACAGTCGGATCTACGACCACCATTTGCAATAATACGAGCAAATTTTTGTGATCTTATTACAGTTTCAGCTTTAGTTCCTTTTTTTGCCATTAACTAGATGATACACGTTTTGCAGTCTTGCCTGTAAAATCCTCCCATCTTTTTACTATTACATCACAGTAAAAAGCAGAGAGTTCCATTGTGTAACACATTCTATTTGTTCTTTCTGCTGAAATTAAAGTTGATCCACTACCACCAAAAGGTTCGATGCAAAGCCCATTTTTAGGAAGGCTTGATTTCATAATTCTTTCCATCATTTGAACAGGTTTAGGAGTTGCGTGTTGATGACGTTCTTCTCCATGCACACGTTCAAATTCCCAAACATCAATCATATTTTCATAAGAGTTATCAAAATATGGTCTAGTAGAATAAAATTGTTTTTTTAATTCCTCATAATCTTTTTTTAATTCCTCATAATCTTTTTTAAAAGCATCTATATTATTTTTTTTGCAATATTCCACAAAACAATTATATACTTTTTTTGTTGGCATATCCCATTGACTTTTACTTGTCCAATGATCGCGAAATTTATCAGAATGTCCTGCTATTATTTTCATTGTTGAAACATCCCAACCTGCTTTCAATCTTTGTTGTAGTAAATAATCTCTAATAGACTCCCATCCATCCCAATAATTATCTGCATTATTATTAAATCCTTGTTCACCTAACATGAAAAACAATGCTCTTTCTGTAGCAGTTGGAAACATTTTAAATTTTTCACTGCTCATTCCTTGAGCATATTTTTTTGTCCAAACAATTTCATTTCTTAAAGTTAATTTTTCAGAATTACCCAATCCAGCTTTATACCAAAGACTCCAAAGTTCTGGAGCATTACCCCAAATATAAACAGACGCATTTTCAAAAAGAAAAGGTCGAAATGTAGCCCACCATTCCATTTGAAAATTATTTAACTTTTCATTGTAAAGATTATCGTTTTCAACTCCGTCAGACTCTTTACCCATTCCATATGGCGGATCTGCGTGTAAAAGATGTGCTTTTTTACCATCCATAAGTTTTTCAACGTGCTGAATATTTGTGGAGTCACCGCATAAAAGACGATGGTTGCCAAGAATATATAAATCACCCTCTTTTGTTACTGGTTCTTCTGGAACGTCTGGAACGTCATCAGAATCTGTTAAACCTTCAGTTGGTAGAATTTCTTTTTTAGAAAGTATGTCATCAAGTTCTTTTTTATCAAAAAAATCATTTAAATCATGCTCTTTCGATAATTGCTCAAGCATATCTATATCCCACTCTGACAAATCCCCTGTTCTATTGTCTGCTATTGCTAAACCTACTTTTTGATCTTCTGTGAGGTTTGATCTTTTTACAGCAATTATTTCATCACCATTTGCTTCTATGATTTTTAAGTTTTTTATACCAGCGGCTTTTGCCCCTGCAATTGTTCCATTGCCTGCAAGTATGCGGTTATTTTCATCTATTACTATTGATCTTGCGGCACCATATTGTTCCAGACTTTGTTTTATAAGTTTAGAAGAACGATCTGTACGCTTTCTAGCGTTTTTAGGATCGTTATGTAGGTCATTAATAGAAGGCAAAGTAGTTTTTTAAGCTAAATGTAGCTTGAATTGCTGTTTTTTGTCGATTTTTTATTTTGTTTTATATTTAGCAAGACGTTGTAATTTCTCAGAATATTTACTCCAAGTTATTTCTGAAAGTGTTGGATATAAGCAATCCGAATATAAATATATTATTTTTGTATCTTTTGTAATTTTAAAGTTATCTTTTTGTTCCCAATAATCATAATGATAAAGTAACTTCATTTGAGTGAT